ATATGAAAGTGGTGGTACTTATTACAGTTCAGTCGCTTACGACGCTAACGCTCAGAAGATTGTCATAGCTTACAAGGATGGTGGCAACTCTAATTACGGAACCGCTGTTGTGGGAACGGTTAGCGGCACATCAATTAGCTTTGGAACACCCGTAGTATTTGAAAGTGCAAGGTCTGATTACACCACTGTGGTCTATGACTCTAACGCCCAGAAAGTGGTTATAGCTTATAGCGACCAAGGAAATACTTATGCCGGTACCGCAGTAGTTGGAACAGTAAGTGGCACATCAATCAGCTTTGGGTCACCCGCAGTATTTGAAAGCACATATGTTTTTCAGTTAACTGCCGCCTTTGACGCTAACGCTAATAAAGTGGCTATAGCTTTTAGGGACGGTGGGAATTCTGACCACGGCACTGCGATTGTAGGCACTGTCAGCGGAACGTCTATTAGCTTTGGCAGTGCTACTGTATTTGAAGCTGCTGGCGTGAGCTATATGGGCTCCGCCTATGACGCTAACGCTCAAAAAGTCGTTATAACTTATGCGGATGAAGGAAACTCTAGCCACGGTACTGCTATTGTCGGCACCATTAGCGGAACCTCAATCAGTTTTGGAAGTGCCGCTGTATTTGAAAGTGCGACAATTGTATATACCTCAGCGGCTTATGACTCTAATGCTCAGAAAGTCGTTATAGCGTATAGGGATGAAGGTAATTCTTCTTATGGTACGGCCATTGTCGGCACCGTTAGCGGAACCTCAATTAGTTTTGGCACAGCGGCAGTATTTGAAAGTGCAACTAGCTCGTATTTATCAGCCGTGTATGACGCTGGTACCCAGAAAGTGGTTATAGCTTATCAAGATGGGGGTAATTCTTCCTACGGAACCGCTGTTGTTGGAACAGTTAGCGGAACCTCAATCAGTTTCGGAACACCCGTAGTGTTTGAAAGTGCAAGCAGTAGCTACATAGGAGCGGGTTACGACGCTAACGCCCAAAAAGTGGTTATTGCTTACTTGGACGCTGGAAATTCTAGTTACGGTACTGCAACGGTGTTTTCGAGTGCGCCGCTTGTCACCAACCTGACCGCAGAGAATTACATCGGAATATCAGATGCGGCCTACGCTGATGGAGCAACTGCTACGGTTCAGATTGTAGGCTCTGTAGATGATGCACAGAGTAGCTTAACTCCGGGGCAGCAATATTTTGTTCAACTCGACGGAAGCCTTGGTACAACTGCTGCTGATCCTAGTGTTTTTGCAGGAACGGCTGTAGCGTCCACTAAAATTATTGTTAAGGGATAAAGCATGAAAACCATTACTGAAAACTCAACCAAGCTGTCGAAGTATCTTTTTGAGGACAGCAAAGCTGTGGCTATGGGGTCTGATAAGATTACTGTTGGCGACCCATCGTCACCAGACTTCTACATTGCCGACTTAAATTCTAGCAATGCTACGCTTACTGAAAGTGTAACGGACGCTCCAGATAACTGGTCAGGCAATCGCTACACCTACGACCCAGCGGCAGATCCAAAGTGGGTTGAAAATTCCGACTGGGTTGATACTAACGCTGAGTAAGAAATGAACCTTATGGAAGAACATAGATTAGACCGTATAGAGCAAAAGCTCGACAAGCTAACTGAAGCTGTATCTCAGATTGCACGTGTTGAAGAGCAGATTTTATCTGTGTTCAAGCGTATGGATCGTCACGAGAAAAGACTAGACGATCAAGAAGATGACATACGAGAGCTAGAAAATACTGTAGTGGTCAACTCAAGTTCTGTTAAAAACGCTGAGCGATTCTTTTGGGTAGCCGTCAGCGCGTGTGTATCACTTGTCGTGTACATGATTAAATAACGTATGTGGACCGCATTAATTAGCCCCATAGCTACCCTGGCAAAAACATGGCTGACCAATCGCCATGAGCAATCACAAGCCAAGCACGTAGCTAAGATGGAGGTAATTAAGAACACAGCCACATGGGAACAAGAGATGGCAGCAGCCAGTGCTACCTCGTGGAAAGACGAGTGGTTTACTGTGGTGCTGTCGATGCCTTTGTTAGCTGTGTGCTACGGAGTTGCTATGGATGATCTAAGCATTATGCAGAGGGTAGGCATGGCGTTTGCTGAGCTAGACAAGTTGCCTGAGTACTACCAGTACCTCTTGTACGTGGCTGTTACCGCGAGCTTTGGTATACGTGGTGCTGACAAGCTGATGAAGATGAGGGGTAAGTAAGTTGGCAACTCCTGCTGAAATTAGCAATTTATATAATCAGTATCTTGGACGAGACCCTTTGCAGTCTGGGGTTGATGCGTGGCTTTCAACAGGTCAAAGCATTGACCAGATAGAGCAGGGCATAGCTAACTCGCCTGAGGCGGCTGTGTATGAAACGTATCAAGAAACCCTTGGGCGTGAACCAGAAATGGAAGAACGTAAAGCATGGGTAACGGAGATTAACAACACAGGGTCTATACAACAAGCCGTAGACTCTATTGCTACATCTTCAGAAGCTAATGCCTATCAAGCAGAAGAATTAGATATTCTTGCTGATACTACCGCTGACAATACTTTTGCTGACGATATTACGACTGAGGATACTGACTCAATTAAAACCAACGATGAGGGCGAACGTTTATATTACTGGGTTCCCTCTAGTGAGTTGGGCGATGTTTCACGAACATCTACAGAAGCAGAGCTATACAAAGATAAAGGCGGTTACTATACAGAAGAAGAGATACGTGCTGCTTGGGACTCTGAACAAGGCATGGGTTACCTTAAAGAGAAAACCGACTGGAATAACTATTGGGGTTATCTCACAGAGCGTCAGGATCTTATTGACCAAGGCGTTCTTTCAGATGGCGCTGCAGTAACACAAGCAGGTCGAGATGCTAGACAGGAATTAATAGACGCCGCAGGTGGTCTACGGGCCGCAGGTGGAGCAAAAGCTGTTTCTCAAGGAACTAGGAAAATCAACGCCGAAGCTCAAATGGCTGCGTTTGAAGCAATGGTTAATGACCCTGTGCAAGTAGAGTTGATGGAAAAGCACGGCATACCAATGGCTTTTCAAAACGACGATGGAGATGTATTCCAATGGAACGGCTCTAGTTTTACTAAAACGATTAAAACACCGGGAACAGATTGGGGAGCATTAGTTATGGGAACTATGCTTGCTCTAACAGTTGGTCCAGCAGCAGGAAAAGCAATCGCGGGAGGGCTGGGTGTATCTGGAGGAGTAGCAACTGGTGCTATTTCTGGTGCTGTGGGAAGTGCTTTGTCTCAAGGAGTTGTTACTGGAAGCATCGATCCAAAACAATTGTTGGTGGCAGGCTCTATTGGAGCTATTACTGGCCTCGCTACTGAGATGGCTAACGCTCAATCGGCAGCAAACGCAAAAGCTGCTTTGGCTGCAGACAACTTTGCTGATAGTTTTAGTATGTTATCTGCTAGCGAAGCAGCGGCATTCGCAGATACTGTTGCAAAACATGGACACTTAATTGACGTATACGGAGTCACAGCGTCAACTATTGATAGTGGCTTTGTTATGGGAGCAGCTGGTGCTGGTGGATTAGGGTCCGCTATACAAACAAACGTATCTAACTTAGCCAATACTTTAGGAATATCTTACGAAGCTACTTTAAACACTGTAGAGGGAGTTGCTACTGGAGCAGTTGCTGGAAAAGATGTTGAAAGCATAGTAATAAACGCTTTAGGAAACGTAGGCGAAGCCCACATCATGCAAGGGCTTGAAAACACGTTTGGTGACTCAATAGACGTAAAAAACCTGTTTAAAGACGGATACACCGACATACCAGTAGATGCCTTACAACCTATAGTTTCTGGGGGAATCGAGGCGGCAATAGACGGTGGAATGTCAGTAAAAGACGCCCTAACAACTGCTGCAAATTACTTTGGTGAAGGAGGAAACCTTGATTTCTTGCTTCCACCGGGAGCAGAGTTTTCGTTAGTTTTTCCAAACCTTTGCCCAGAAGGATCAACTAACCCACTTTGTAACTTAAAAATACCAGAGGGCGGTAATTTTGACATAGATTGTCCTTCTTTATTAAAAAACTCAGAAGGAGAGTGTTTAGATCCAGACATTGGATTTAATCCCACTTGTCCAGAGGGATTTGAGGACGTAGACGGAACGTGTCTTCCCACTAGTTTTAATTTTGAACTTTGCACCGAAGAAGAATTAAATCTAGGCGGTTACACTAACAGAACAGGAAGTCCTGACTCTTGGTACTGCTATGTACCTAATATTGACATTAAAGTATGTTCTGATGAAGAAAAAGCTTCAGGTGGAATAGAAATTAAGGTAGGAAATCCAGATTCTTGGTATTGTAAAATGCCTGATGTTCTTCCTGAAATTGAACTTTGCACCGAAGAAGAATTAAATCAAGGCGGTTACACGGACAGAACAGGAAGTCCTGACTCTTGGTACTGCTATGTACCTAATATTGACATTAAAGTATGTTCTGATGAAGAAAAAGCTTCAGGTGGAATAGAAATTAAGGTAGGAAATCCAGATTCTTGGTATTGTAAAATGCCTGATATTGACATTCAAGTGTGTTCTGAAGAGCAACTATCTCAAGGCGGTATAGAGATAAAAGCAGGCAATCCTGACAGTTGGTACTGCAAGATGCCTGAAATTCCTGATGTTGGTTGCGAAGATAAACAAGTAGCCAACGGTGTACAAAAGTACAAGAAAAACAGCCTTGGTGAGTGTGTACCTGACGTAATTGAGTGTGTTGAAGGTTTTGATCTTAAAGGACAAACTTGTGTAGAGATTGATATTACAACTCCATGTTTAGGAGGAAAAGTTAGAAACGAAACAACAGGAGAGTGCGAGTGTCCTCCGGGTAAAAGAGAAAACTCTTTAGGTATTTGTGTTGATCCAATAGATAATTGTCCCTCAGGTCAACAAAGGAACGCTGAGGGTGTTTGTGAAGACATAGAAAAGTCAGAAACACCAGACGTAGACACACCCGACATTGGTTTACCGTCTTTTGAAATGCCTGATATAAACATACCACAGTTTCAACCAACGCAGTTTCAACAACCAACGCAAGTAACAGCAAGTCCACAACTTTTGACTAGAACAGAGTTTCCGATAACAGATTATTTATCTCAAGCAATTCAAGGTGGCGGTATGCTTACGGGCAACGGGAATAAAATAGTATGACGTATTTAAATTTAGTCAATAACGTTCTTAGACGTTTACGAGAAGATGAAGTAACTAACGTAGCTGAGAGTACGTACAGCAAGATGGTCGGTGACTTTGTAAACGACGCAAAGGATCTCGTAGAGACAGCGTGGGATTGGTCGGCGTTGCGTGACACTCTTACGATTACGACGGCTGCTGACGACTACACGTACTCACTGACAGGCAGCGGTGACAAGGGTAAAGTTTTTAGGATTATAAACGATACTTCAAACTGCGAGCTACAATACCAAACACAAGCATGGTTTGACAACGAGTTTTTTGTAAACAACCCAGTATCAGGTGCGCCTAAGTATTTTACTTATAACGGCGTAGACGCTAACGGTGATACACAAATTGACGTGTATCCTAAGCCTGACGGTGTTTACTCGTTAAAAGTAAAAGTAGTTTTGCGTAATGTACCTCTGAGTGCTGATGCAGACACATTAGCTATACCCAGCAGTCCTATAATTCATATGGCGGTTGCTTTGTTGGCCCGTGAGCGTGGTGAAACAGGTGGTACATCTACCCCTGAGTACTTTGCTCTGGCTGACAAATACTTATCTGATGCTATTGCTATGGACGCTCAAAAACACCCTGAAGAAACAATCTTCTACACACCGTAGGAATTATTATGGCACAGCCTTTACAAAGCATTAACTTGGTTGCTCCTGCGTTTCAGGGAATCAATACAGAAGATTCTCCTCTTGCTCAGGATACGTCTTTTGCTGAAGTTGCAGACAACGCTATTATTGACCGACAGGGCCGATTGGCGGCTCGTCAGGGAAACAGTGTAATTACAACCAACAAAACCGTGTTGGGTACTGACTACATCCACAATATTCACGAGTTCTACGATAGTGCTGGTAACGAGGTTATCTTTAGTACTGGCAACAATAAGATTATGACCGGCACTACTACGCTGGTAGATGCTACGCCCGGCTCTTATACAATTAACGCTAATGACTGGAAGATTGTTAACTTCAATGATTATGCGTACTTCTTTCAGCGTGGCTTTGAGCCTTTGGTGTATAGCAATAGCCTAGGTGCAGTGACCAAGATGACCGCTGTGTCAGGGTCTTCTGTTGCGGCGGCTCAGTATTGCCATGAGGTGATTGCTGGGTTTGGTCGTTTGTGGGTGGTTGGTACGGCTACTAACGACACTACTATTTACTGGTCTGACTTGCTTGATGGCGATAACTTTAGCGGCGGCTCTAGCGGCTCTATCGATGTATCTAAGGCGTGGCCTAATGGTGCTGACAAGGTAGTGGCGTTAGCAGCCCACAACGGCTTTCTAGTGATCTTTGGGGAACACAGCATACTGGTGTACGCTAACCCTGAAACACCGGCTTCTATGGCCCTCTCAGACACTGTATCAGGTGTTGGTTGTATTGATCGAAAGACAGTACAGAGTATTGGTGCTGATTTATTGTTTTTAACTGACGACGGTTTACGAAGCCTTGGAAGAGTCATACAAGAAAAATCTTTACCTGTAACAGACGCTAGTCGTAACGTCAAACAAGATTTGATTGCAAAGATAAAAGCTAAGACTAGTCCAGCTACGTCTGTGTACAGCCCTGAAAACTATTTTTACTTACTAGGACTGCCTGACAGTAGCCTTATATATTGTTTTGACCTAAGAGGTCGTTTGGAAAACGGAGCGTTCCGTGTAACTAAGTGGCCTAGTGTTGACTTCAAGAGTTTTGCTAGAGACCGCAACGGTGACATTTACATCGGTACTGTGGACGGCATCGGTACTTACGATGGGTTTGATGACAACAACTCATCTTACATTTTTCGGTACACAAGTCCGGGTTTGACGTTTGGTGACCCGTCGAAACTAAAACTGCTCAAAAAGATACGGCCTACAATTGTTGGCGGCAATGATTCGGACATTATTCTTAGCTGGACGTATGATTTTTCAATTCAAGCTAATACGTCAAGGTTTAGGGTAGGGTCAGCAACACCTGGTTTTTACGGCGTGTCAGAATATACGGTTGCTGAGTTTACTCTAGGTGATTTAATAAGCCGAAAGTCTTTAAATTGTACGGGAAACGGCTCTGTAGTTTCTGTGGGGCTACAAACAGAAGTAAACGGTAGCTCTATATCCCTACAAGAAATGAACGTGTTAGCCTTGGTAGGTAAAACAGTATGATAAATAAAAACAGAGGAATTAAGTAATGGGTATTTTAAGCGATCTATTAGGAGGGGTTGCGACAGACCTGTATCAAGACATCCCTCAACAAGTCAAATCACTGTACACAGCACCATTGACGCAGGTTACAGCGCCTGATATAAGTTTTCAACCGTTTACTGTAACAGGCCCAACAGGATCAGCAGTTCAAGCGTCTGCACAAGGCACTACGTTTGAGTTAAGCCCTGCTGAACAGGCGTTGCAAGAAAACCTTTTGACAGGCTCTGGACAAATGTTTGAGCAGGCTTTAATGCCTACAACAGAACGAGAGGCATCTATTTACGACAGAATTAGGGCTACTCAACTTCCAGAAGAAACACGCCAAAATTTAATGTTAGAAGAACGTTTGGCAAACCAAGGACGTTTAGGAGTTCAAAGTGCTATGTTTGGTGGTACGCCAGAGCAACTAGCATTGGCTAAAGCTCAAGAAGAAGCAAAAAATCAAGCGGCTGTAATGGCAATGCAACAAGCAGCACAAGAACAACAACGACAAGGTGCTATGGGTGCTCAGTTCTTACAGCAAGCATACACTCCTCAGTCTGCAATGTTGTCATCGTTCTCCCCTGCTCTTAACGTAGCGAGCATGACTGACGTAGCTAGGCGACAAATGGGTGAGTACGATCTTGAAACGCAGATTGCTAACTTGGAAGGTGCTCTTGGGCAACGTGCTGGATTGGGAAGTCTGTACTCAGGTATGTTCTCTGGAGCAGGTAACTTAATTGGTGGTCTTGCCGGGGCTACTGGCGATATTTTAGGCGGCTATCTGGGCAGAGTTTAAAGGACAAAATCATGGCTATTAGAAGAATATCAAACATAGGCGGTATGCTGACTCAGGCTGGACAACAGCAAGCTGAGATGTTGGGACAAGGAGCTAGTGCTTTTGGAACTGGTGTAGGGGCTGGCTTAGGTGCTATTGGGCAAGGTGTGCTTACGGGCATGCAACAGAGGGACGTTCAACAGGCGCTGACTGAGTTTAAGGATAATCCCGCTAAACTAGACGAGCTTGCGGCACAGTACGCAGCACGACAAGAAGATGAAATAGCAAATGCTTTTACTGCTGCCGCTAAAAATGCAAGACTAGCAGCTACTCAAAGCGCTTTGAAGGGGATGGATCTGTCAGACCCTAAATCTATTCTAGCAACAGGCCGAGAGGTTATGGGACAAGATATAGAGGCTGGCTTGGGTTTAGTTACGCAGGCTGCGTCAATGCAAAGAGCGCAAACAAAAGGCGTAAGAATGGCAGCAAACCTAAAAAGAACTTTTGGCGGTGCAACCAATGAAGCTGTAAACGCCCTTGCTGCTGAATTAGAAAACGTAGCAACCGAAGAAGGTCTTAGTACTCTTTTGACTTCTTATTTGGCGCTTATGCAAGAAAAAATACCCATAAGCGGAAAACCCGAAAGGTTTGCTGTTTTAATGGGCGTTATTCCTAATCTTACTGACCAAATGTACAAAGATTTAGGCGTAGATAACATGAATGACAAGTTTTTTAACGACTTTGCCTCAGGTCTATCAGGAGGACAAATAACTCCGTTCATCTATGAAAAAGCAGACGGGACACAAGAAACAAAAGCTTTTAGAGAGCTTAATGGATTAGTATATGTTGGCGGTAAATACGTAACTCCAGAAGAAGCGGGAATACTTGCAAAAGCTCCCCATGTAGAGCGCATTGAAAACGCCGCTGCAAGTTTCCAAGATGAAATAGTTAAGAAAAATGCTGAAGGCTTTTTTGACTTACACACACAAGCTAAAAGTGCTAGACAAGGTATTGAAGGTATTTCGGAAACCATTGACGGTATTGAAAATATGACAACTGGATCAATGGCAAATCAATTAGTAGCCGTGCAAAAATTCTTTAGCCAACTAGGTCTTGATTTAGACATGACAAACGTTACGACCTTTGAAGAGTTTATGGCTAAATCTGGTGTTAGAGTTGCCGGTTACATTAAAAACTTGGGATCAGGAAACGGAATTACTGATAAAGACTTGGAGTTTACGAGACAAGTAATTGGTGGATCAGCTACACTAGAAAAATCATCTTTGGTTGCCATTCTGCGTGAGTTTGAAGCGGCTAGTATTAAGAAAATTAATGGCTACAACGCGGTACAAGCTAAAACATACAGTGAGTACAAAAAAGCAGGAGGAAACCCTGATCTTGATATGAGTTCGTTCATGCCGATTAGCCTACCAGAAAGTAGGTACGGTGTTGACATTGAGGCCGTAGAGAAGGTGGGTCCATAAAATGGCACAGACAACTGTTGTGATTACCGACAAGGAAACTAACTCAAAATACAGGGTTCCTGTAAATCATCCTGACGGCGCTACGCCAGCAGAAATACAGCAAATGGCCCAACAGTTTGCAGCAAAGGGTGGGTTACAGGAGTATGAAAACAGAGTAAACCCGCCTTTAACTCCTATGCCTCCTCCTGCAAACTACGGCGAAAGGATGGTTCGTGAGTACGCTGAGACTGACTTTAGAAAACCTTTTGAAGAGTTTGGACCTGAAGTAGATAGACGTACTGAAAGGTATCAAACATCTACACAGGAGCTTACAGGAGCAGAAGACGAAGAAACCAGAAGGTTACGCATGGGTGGCGCTGGGCGTCTTATGGAGGCTGCAATACCCGTAAGCCAAGCTGCTCGTGTTGGTGGTGAAACTTTAGGCGCTGCTTTAAAACCTTTAGTTCCTTTATCAGTACGCAACTTTTTGGGTCATTATTTTGATAAAGGTATGCAAAGCGAAGTAACACAAGAAGGCATACAGTATTTAATCAGCAGCGAAAAAAAGTTCTACGAGTGGGCTGCTAAAAACCCACAAGAAGCTGAAGCACTAAAAAGTGCAATAAGAGAAACAATGGGAACCACGTTTGATTTCTCGGCTCTTTTTACTCCCCGACCCGACTTAATTAATTTAGATAGGCAACTTGCTCATGCTAATCAAAAAAGACTTGAGGCTGGACACGCAAAAATAACAAAAAGACAACAAGCTACTTCAAACCAACTTGAGCCTCCACAGTTGAGTACACGAGACAGAACAGAAAAATCGGCTTTAGGAACTGAGGTGTGGATGCCCGATGATTTTGGTATGAGGCAAGTAGAAGCACTAGAAGCCATACCGAAATATAATCCTTACGGTAGTTTCTATGATGCTATGAGGGTAACCCAAAATTACGTAGCACAACAAAAAAAACGTTTAGACGCTTTAATACTAAAACAAAACAAGCCTATTGAAATGAATTTTGTAAACAGTAAATTAGCAGAAAGGTTAAGAAAATTTAAAGAGTCTGACGTGTACTTGAGTACGCCAGAAGCATCTCGAAAGTACTGGGATGACGCTATTGCAACAGCACAACAAGTGTTTGCTTCTGAAAGCGCTGACCTTGTTGGTGTTTTAAACGCGAGGAGACGTTTTGACAAAACTAGAGACGATTTAGGGATTTCGCAAGACCCATCCGTAGCTACTGCACAAGCCCAAGCAAACAGAGCGGTGAGAGGTGCGCTAAATGATGTACTAAAAGCCGCAACAGACGGAACTCAAGTACATGATCTTTTAGACAATCAATTTAGAGTCCTGACCGCAATGGACACCTTAAATTTTAAAAGAAACGCCGAAGCTAGGAACTGGGCAACCAGAACTTTAGACGCTATAGCAGAACACACAGGTGGTCTGGGAAGAGTAAGCACGAGTATTATTGGTATTGCTGCCACAGGAGCTACACTAATGAGTCCTATGTACGGAGGCATAGCTACCGGCGTTTTGGGCGGCGGTTACGTAGCTCTTCAAGTACAAAGGTACGGAAAGGCAGCTACACTAAAGGCGTACGGAGAAACCGTTGGTTTAATAAACAAAGCTATACGAACTGTTAGTGATCCAACTAAAGTAGAGGCTCTTGAACTAGACCGTTTGCTTTTAATAGAACTAATGAATGGTGTTAGAGAATACGAGGGGCCGTCTGAAAATGAGCAGTGATTTCTACGCAAACCGTAAAAAAATGCGGGAAGGCGCTAGGAAGACTGAGCAACAGTACAGTCAGAACGCACAAGAGTTTTCTGTAAACGCCGCGCTAGCCCTTCCTAGATCAACAGCTTCAGAGTTTAGAAGTGCTAGGGATCAAGTACAGCAGGGGAAAATGTACAGCGACAGAGTAGTGCCTAATTTACAACAGGGGCAATACGGAGAGGCCGCTAAGAACTTTTTGACGAGCACTGCGTTAAACACTGCCGGTGGTTTTAACAAGGTTATGTCCCCAGTGACGGGCCTGTTTACTACTGTTATGCCTAATTTTGGAGTAACAGAGAGGCTTATGAACACCGGGG